TTAAATATGCTAAATCTTTAGGTGTTGGTTTTAGTCCACTTAAAGGATCCCAATCTTTAAGTTTATCTAAAGCCTTCTTGGCATCATCCGTGGATGTAGCCAATTTAACTAAGGCTTGATCGGCATTTCTAGCAGCTAAGTATTCGTCAGCCTTGGCAGCATTGCCGTCAAGGATTGCCAACTTCTCTGCAAGTCTTGTTTTAGTTTCCGCATCAGTAGCAAAGTTAAGGGCGGCCATTAAACTTATGCGTTCTATATTGTACTTATCTTGGAGTTTCTTTAAATCGGCTTCGGCCTTCAATTGAGTTACCAAAGACTTACGAGCTTTTAATTCTTGTATTTTGGCTAGTTCAACTCCGGCATTAGCGCCTAGGCCATAAGTAAAGTTAGATGATTGCTTGTCTGTTTGACTGGCACCAAATTTAGACAATAAACCTATTAAAGAGTTGTTGTATAGAAATCCAATTACTTTATCTAAGTGTAATTTAGAAAATATTGCTTCTCCAATACTAACTACCTTGCCTAGTATTGCGCCAAGACCTACGACTACATTCGCAATGGTTGTGGCTAACTTTTCCAACGCTGATCCAAGTACCGCTATATTCTGGTCTTTGCCTAACATGCTTAAAGAATCTAATAATCCCTTGCCTATTGTTTCGCTTGCATTTGCGGCGGATACTTTTAATATATCCATTTTGCCAGCATAGGTAGTAAGCCGTGCTTGGGCCTGGCCTGAAAACTTTCCACCTAGTTCATCTAAAATTTTATTCATGTCACCGCTTGCCAGGGTGGCTTTACTTAATCCGGCGCCTAATCTACCCAGGGCCGTAGTCTGACCCGAGAATCCCTTGGCTATGGCCGTGCTGACCTCTTCGACACTTCGACCAGTTGCGGCCGATACATCTAAGGCAATTGCTAGCGCCTTCTGGCTTTGAGTTAATGACCCACTAGCTGTAAGCAAAGACTGGAATGCTGGCCTTAAGTGATCGTCTAATACCCCAGTAGCCTTTTGAAGGCTGGCTATGTAGTACTCAACATCTGGAGCAGAAAATGCGTAGCCAGTATTTTTTAATTGAGTTTCCAGGGCCTTTGCCGCTGCCTGGTCTTTGCTAAAGGCATCGACTGCCTTCTTGCTGTAATTTAATATTGCGGTTGCGGCGAATACGCCTGCAAATGTTTTACCTAAACTTTTAATGCCTTTATCAAAGGCTGATATTTCTTTAGAGGCTTTTTTAAGACCCTTGTTGTCAAATGTTGAGACTGCCGATACGACTAGATTTGCCACTATGCAGCCTTCTTAATTTCGGTTTCTTTGTTAAATTTTATAGCTGTGTAATTTATTGCTTTTAATACGGCTGGCACTATTCGACCATTATCCTCGGCCCAGGCACGATAAATAACTCGACCTCGTTGCTTGCCGAAGCCCTTCATATTTATTTGGCCACCTGCGCCATCTATAAATTGTTTACCTGCGCCAGGATTTAAGCTTTGTGATTTAGGATCTCCGTCTTGGTGTTTACGACCTGCGGTTTCATATATTGCTCCGGGCGCAGTTATGTTTGCAACATAGAATATAGCCGAAAAGCCTCTATTGTTTCGAGTGTTCTTTCCCTCGCGATAAACGATTCCTTTTCTAGCAACTGATTCATCGTACTTAGGAAATGACCTGTACTTCATTGGTCCAATAATGCCTGCCAGTTTTGTCCACCCAGATAGGACTTCTTCATTTTTAGGAAGGTACCCTTGTGCTTTATTGCGCACAGGTATCATCTGGTTTTTAATATATTTACGCATGGTTATATTTAAAGTTGGATCAACCTCGCGCAATGCCTTTTGGAGTTGTTTAACGCCTGTTACGTTTACTGGCATTTTTAATCTCCTTAGCTCTATCTTGCAGTACCTGGATGATGGCTCGCATCATGTCAGGTTCCATATCAATAAACTCTTGCGGCGCAATCCCAGTTTCTACGCTAAGCGCAGCGATTGTATATGTGAAACTGTCGCGCCGGATTAGTTTTTTGCTTCATCCAATACTTCTACGGTTTCCAAAGTCTCAATGAAGTCCAAGCCAAAACTTGGAACAGTAACATTGGCTCTACGCAAGCATTCCCAGGCAAGCCAGAAAATCTCCGACTGCCTTTCATGCTCGCGCAGAACCTTTGAGATCCCGGCGCCATACTTAACCTCGAAAGCGTACTCAACCCCCGGCGTGATCTTATGTTCAGATACTTCGCCGTTAGCCCTTGTGATTTTTAGCTTTGCCATTATCGCTCCTTAGAAGCTTCCTGTGGTTGTTTGTACAACTGTTGAGTTGCAAGTAAATGTCATACTGGAAGTCGAAATATCGCCTACAGCACCATTTAGTGGGGTTAGATTATTTATAATAATGCTAACGGTATAAAGTGGATTCGTTGCCGATACGGCGGTGCCCTTTACTGGAAGCAGTACGGCGGTAACTGTGGTGCCGTAAGCAGATTGTAAAGTTGCCTGAACTGAGGCGGCAGCGAAGTCGTTTAAAAAGTCTAAAGTTAGCGTTGAGGCTTCCAGACCCTTACTGAATTTGTGAGCCGTATCACCTAAAGCTGTGACCTCGAGTTCATCAAAGATTTGTGATAATGAAACGGAGGTTATGTGATCTGACAGGTCGACAGAATTAATTTTAACCCCAACGTTATTTTGCAGGAATATACTCATTGATTAGTCCTTCTCTTTAGTGGTTATTGGTGCTGTTATTTTTGGATCCTTAATCTGACCTATCTTGATTAAAAACGCCAAATTCTCTGCGGTTGTATCTTCTGCCATGTTAACTCCAACTCGTTAGTATGTCGAAACTTAGATCACAGGAAAGCAGGTCTCCTGATGCTAAGGATAGTATAGATGGTGCTGAATAGGCTGGAGCGTTATACACCAACCCAGAATTCGCTAACTTTGTATAAACGGCAATCATGAAGTCCTCTAAGTTAATTAGATTTCCCTGATTGTCGTAAGCCGGGGCGAATAAGGTAATTTTAAAGTGTGCTGTAGGGCTAATAGTTAAGTTTGAATTATCGTTAGTCGTTAAATAGGGATCGTTTGGTGAAACCACAATTGAGTTAGCAAGAGGCGCACTTGGTGGATAAGAAAATACTGACCAGACTCCAGGGTTGTCTAAGGCCGTGGCAATCGTTGATCGCAGTGTAGTGATCGCGACTGTCATTAGCCGACCATTGATCTTGGACCAGAGTATGGAGCTATAAGACCCATTACCCTGCTCATTAAACTTCTTCCCATTTGGAACGGACTAGGTTGAAAATCAACGGCAGAGCCACCTGTAGCTGGCGCCTGCCGTGCCTGCCACACCGCTACGGCTATCTGCATGGCAGCCTCACGAACAGCTGGAGTAGTTGCATAAGAAGTTTGTTTTGTATCTACGCCAGCCGCTTTACCGTAAGGGACAATAAGATGATAGGGATCATCAGCAGCCGTAACACTAAACTGAATAAGACTATACCCACGAGGAAAGTTAAAATTATTCCAAGGGAAAAAAGTGAAATAAGGAAAAGTGGTAGAACCAACAGACCAAGGAAAAGTTGAAGTAATAGTTCGCGTGCCGTTGTACGTAGATCCACAGTTGGTTATTGTAACACTCTGACCGGCCGCATAGGCGCCGGGAGTTGATAATATTAGCGTGGCTACATTTGAAGCCAAGGCAGCCGCTACTACTGGTACTGAATCAAACCATAAATAAGAATTAAGTAAATCCTCAGCAGTTTGACACACCTCTTCAACGGTTGTATCGCTATAAAGCGAACCAATTCCAAGGTTTGTCCTCAACTCGCTTTTGGTCACATACGTGGCTGCCATGGTTGCCTTCTTTCAGACCACCCCGAGTGAAGGGCTACTCACCCGGGGTAGATTTAGTTAATTAAGCTGATTTAACGAATTTGCGGATTCCAGCAGCCTGCTTGGTTAGGTATGAACCATAACCGTAGATTGCTAGTTGAACCTGCATGTTTGAGACAATATTGACTGAGAAGTAGCTGGTAGGACTTGAGTACCATGTAGCTGCTTCTGGTGCAACAATAAATGCCATGTTTGATGCAAGTGTTGAAACTGCGTTATTATCAACATAAAGATCAAGACCAAGAACATTGCCACGGATTGAATTAGGGCTAGTAACACCAGCTGTATTCATTCCGGTAGTGGTTGGTTGAGCGTTGTAAATTGGTCGGCCAGTTGTATCGACCGCACCAATCAATGCACCCCATAGACCAGTTCCTGCAACCATGTTGCGCGCAAAGTAAGAAGTTCCTGAGTAAACAAGTGGTGATTCTTTTGCAACATAAGCAACGATTCCTGCACTGTCAGCTGTTTGGGAAGTAGCAGCAGTTCCATCAGCAATAAATCCGGCAATAACGGCCGCATCGATTGCTTTCAAGTACGCTCTCTGCATTTGGATTGTTAACTCATCGTAAAAGATTGGATCTGATCTCTCAAGAAGTTCCAGCGTTACCGTATTCTGACCGGCGTACTTGGATACAGTTCCAGTGATGTAATCCGTTACCATACCTGTATTGGATGGTGTACCTGATTCAGCTGTTGCAGCTACTGTAGGTGCAGTTCCGCCACCGTTTGTATCAAGTGATGGAATTGAGAATGACATACCAGATGTT